GAGTTAAAGCTGCCAAACGGCCTGCTCCTTCTGAAAGCTATGAACGGCTCGCAAGGTTATCTTGTCCGTCATGTTTATAACTTATTTGCATAAGGAGACCTGACATGAAGACCAAACAATCTGATGCTGTAAAGATCTACACCCGTCGTGACTCCGCCACCTCTGTGCTGCGGAAGATGGGTATCAATTCACGTGACTATGACCTGTTCATTGAGAAGATGGAAGATGGGCGTATCGCCTGCCAGGTGGCCATGGCTGAGATGCATCTTGAGAACCTCAATGAGCAGACCAAGCCAAAGGCTGCTAAGAAGCCTAAACCTGCCAAGAAACCGAAAGAGAAGCGCGTTACCATCTCCAGTCTATGCCGTGACATGATTCTTGATGGCGCAACTAATGAACAGATCTTCGCCGCACTTCAAGAGAAGTATGGCGAAGAACGGTTCGGCCCAGACAAGCGCCACTATCCTGCTTGGTATCGCTGTGAACTACGCCGCAAAGGTGAGTTGCCACCTGCATTTGACCGCATGAATCAAGATCCTAATGCTGTCCATAAGTTCGAGGACTAGACATGTCTAAATTACGTGATGATCGTCCTGAGTTGTTTCTAGTTGCCGTTATTGCCTGTGTATTAGGTTGGGCAGCAGCATCGAATATGGATTACCATGATGGGCAAGTTGAACAACAACACTACTGCGAAATGGTGGAGTTATGGCACGAGAATGACCATCTGCCACCTGAGCAACGACCAGGTTGGCCACCATATAAAGGTGAGTGCAATGGACAAGATTGAAAACATCAACATCCGCAATGAAAGCACTGATGACGAAGTTCGGTACCAATTCTATGTTGGTGAATGCCGTCGCGGGTTAGTGACTTTGGGCAAAGATGGTCGAGTGAAATTTCATTGGCAAACTGCCGGCCCATCGAATCTTGAAGAATCACGTATTTGGATTCAAGGTTTACTTGAGTTATCGATGATTGCTGAACAATTAGAACTGGAGGCCAGACATGGCAAGAAGACAACGAAACGCCGTCGTAAGTAGTGTTGGGGTCTACCGTGACCATCAAGCCCGCACTTGTCTACTAGTGGAAGATGGTGAATGTGTAAAATTTATCCCATTGGATATTTCTGATGGGTTTCATGTCCATGAAACTACAAAGGCATCATTTGACCAACGTTATAAGTTGATGCCTGACTACCCGATGGATAAGGCGGTGCAATTGTATCTGAATTACTGCCTAGCAGTGGGTGCGACAGACGAGGTAATTGATCAACTATCGCAATTTATTTCAATCACAGATGAGGACCGTAAAATGGCTACATCAAAACGTGCAGCGGCACCTGCTAAACCTGCCAAGAAGGAAATCGTTGAAAAACCTGCGCGCAAGCGCCGTGTTAAAAAGACTGAAACTGCCCATATTGAAAAACCTGCGCGGAAACGTCGTGTTAAGGCAACTTCAACTGAGTATCCATCGGCAGCCCAAATGTTCCAAGGTCTTATTATGGAGGGTAAGTTGACTGATGACGAGATCTTTTCCCAAGTGCAAGAAGCATTTGGACTGGATGATAAGAAGCGAAGTTACGTCACCTGGTACCGTAACAATTTAACCAAGAAGGGTATGAACCCACCAGCGGCTAAGTAGGAGAACACTCATGCCAATTTCAAGAGAGTCAAAGCGTGATAGCAAGCAATTCGATACCACGCAACTTAAAATCAGCGGCCATGGTCGCGCTTTACATCGTGACTATTCTGCCCACTTCTTCCGTTGGTCATTTGCGCGCCGCTTTATTACGGCCAAGGATAATGTCCTTGAAGTAGGGTGCGGTGAAGAGAAGCCATTAAGCAAGATCTTAACCCGTGGCGCAGCTGTTCACGTCAACCATTACGTCGGCGTTGATTTGAACAAGCTCAAAGAATCAAAGTCACAACGGCTTGAGTTTTATGGTGAAACTGATTTCACTAATCCGCGTGCCCGCAAACGTATTATGGAAGCCCATGGTCCGTTTGATGTTGCTGTTCATTTCGAAGTTATCGAACACATGCCAGTTGAAGCTGGGCGTAAATTACTTGCCGCATGTTTTGACGCATTAAAGCCAGGTGGCGTAATGCTAATGTCAACACCAGTTTATGACGGCAAGCGCCACGCTGCGAACCATATCCATGAGTACTATGCAGACGAATTGCAAGAAGAGACAGAAAAAGTTGGTTTTGTCGTTGAGCGTCGTTTCGGTACTTTCATGGACATCAAGCACATTGGTAAAGCTGAAACTGACCGTTGCTCAGTAGAAGCAATCAAAGAAGTTTCTGACGCATTGCGTGAATACTTCGACAATGATGCGATCAGCAACATCTTCGGCCCGTTGTATCAAGACCATTCACGCAATAACTTATGGGTTTGCCGTAAACCTAAGACATCAACCAAAGCTCGTCGTACTTCACGCCGCGCTAAGAAATCAGGAGCGCCATTCTAATGATCGGTAATGTATATGAATTTCACCAACGCTTTGGTCTGCCACTAGGCGAAGAGAACCAACTTGATGCTGAAGCAACAGCCTTCCGTCTAGGATTTCTTGAAGAAGAGCTAAACGAACTTCAAGAAGCACTTGACGAAAATGATATGGTCAAGGCATTTGATGCGCTTCTTGATTTGGTGTATGTCGCCCATGGTACTGCACTTTTCATGGGGATTAGTCCTGCTCAATGGGATGCTGGCATGCGCGCAGTTCATAATGCAAACATGGCGAAGGTGCGTGCTTCAGATGCTGGTGAATCAAAGCGTGGCACTGCTCTCGATGTTATTAAACCGGCCGGGTGGGAAGGTCCAGAAGCACGCCTTAAACAGATTCTGAACTGGGACCTGGCCAAAGTACAAGGAGAATTAGACCTATGAGCAAGACGAAACAATTACATCTACCATCCGTCTTGATGGAAGCTTCAACTGAAGACTTGCTTGCAGAACTGGCAAGTCGTGGTGGGCATCCTGGCGCATTGGCCAAAGCTGGTTTACTCTGCGTTCGAAAGAGCGCAGATTATAACCACGGCAAAGATCAAGATCCGCACTCAGTAGATCGGTCTGCATACTTTCCATTTGGTGCAGTAAGTTATGCACAAATGCTCCATACCAAAGCCCAACGCTTTAACTCGCTAGTGCAGAAAGAGTTGGATGGCAAACCGGCAAACTTCGAAGGTCTTACTGATACTGCATTGGACATTATCAACTACGCTGGTTTCTATATCGCGTCAACGGAGGTTAAATCATGAGTCTTGACTTTAATCGTGTTTGGCTAAACGCAATTGAAGATATTCTTACATGCGGCGATGAGGTTGCTCCACGTGGACAACCTACAAAGGAGATTCTTCAACGTACTATCCAAGTTGATATGCGCCGTCCGATACTGACTATCCCGCAACGCCGATTGAGTTATCAGTTCATGGCAGCAGAAGCATACTGGATTCTGACAGGGGACAACCGTGTAAGTACAATCGCCCCGTACAATAAGAATATCAGCCAATTTAGTGATGATGGCGAGACATTCTTTGGGGCATACGGGCCTAAGATTGTTGCTCAGATGGATTACGTCATTGGAAAACTGCTTCAAGACCCGGATAGTCGCCAAGCAGGTTTAACTATTTGGCGCGAGTGCCCGCCGCAAACTAAAGACGTACCCTGCACTGTAGCAGTGTTTTTCAACATCCGCAATGGCAAGTTAAATTGTCACGTTTTCATGCGATCCTCAGACGTATGGCTTGGGATTCCGTATGATGTGTTCAACTTCAGTATGCTCAGCCATTTAGTTTGCGCGCACTTGAATTACCCGAATCGTAATGACTTGAAGAAACCCTTTCTGCTTCCCGGTGAGTTGTTTCTGACTGCGGCATCATCTCACCTATACGCGCGGAATTTTGAACAAGCTCAGGAGTGCGTAGACCACATCGAGGAAATTCCGTGCGTAGTTTCTGCTGTTCCAGTGCTGTTGTGCGAAAAACCGGAGACGGTGATGGGGTATCTGAGAGAACTTCGCGATACTAAAGCAGGAGACTCATTTCTTCGTTGGTGGGAGGCATAGTTATGCGACCGACAAAAATTTCCTGGGCAGTTCAGCTTGCCCAGGTCTGCGCGCAACGCTCTACTTGCTGTCGCCGGCAAGTAGGGTGCGTGTTACTCAACGACCGCTTCCAGGTTTTGAGCACTGGGTATAACGGTGTCACTGCCGGACTACCCCATTGTAACGATGTAGATCCTGATACAGCAGTTGAGACATTCAGCCCCACTGCGCATTATCCGAACGCGTGTCGTGGAGCATCAGCACCTAGTGGTCAAATGCTCGATGCTTGTGAAGCTATTCACGCAGAACAGAACGCGCTATTGCAGTGTCGAAATGTCTACGAAATCCACACCTGTGTGGTAACAGCCAGCCCGTGCATTACGTGCGTAAAATTACTATTAAACACAAGTTGCGACCAAATTATTTTTGTGGACGAATATCCCCACAAAGAAGCGCGGGGTTTGTGGTTGAAATCAGGACGGGCGTGGATACATTATCCACATTATGCGTGACGTAGAACGCGCAGGAATCAACCCTAGACCTTAAGATGTAGGCATGTCAGGGTCTAGGGTTCTTTTCATGTTCTGCATTGGTTCCTGCAAGACGATGTGCTTAGAATTACTTAATCTTAGAATTCAGAAACCGAGTGACAAATGCCTTGACAGCATCTGGGCCGAAATAACCTATTGACCCACCCACAAAGACAGACCAACCAGGATCTCCGCCCGCCGCTACAATGCCGAAGTGTGTCGCAAAAGACAATGCTCCACATAGTGCCGAATCGATACAACGCCCCATAAAGGTTTTCTCACTATTTTCTGAGTATTGCCGAAGAAAGGATATGGTAAAAGACATAATGACTGCCACCACCTCGGACGGTATGTTGTGCATTGTACCTCTCTTAATGTTATTGATTTCTCAATGCAAATTTATCTGCTGTTCTAAACCCGAGATACGCCCAGGCTGGAGCTGAAAGAACCCCGGCCAAATACGTGTTAAAAAGATCGACGCCTGTAATCGCTTCCACGCCGAAACAACCAATACAATATGCAACGGTAGCAGTCCACGATTTTCGTGCCATGCCTGGCCTAGTATGGCGGACATACGTATCAGACGCCGTGTCACCGCTGCGTATGGTATCCTGCTGCTGCTTGTGTGCTTGCTGCTGGTCTTCCAGATTCACCCGGTGCATTTCACGGTGGTGCAGTCGAATGTCTGCTTCATCACGCTTTGCAATCTCTTCCAGCTTGGCCATAATCACCGGGTCACCTTGCAGCGCAGTCAATGCTCTTGCGGGGTTGGTTTCACCAGTGGCTTCTGTCACCATAGATGCAACAGCAGCAATACCGGCTGGAGCATTACCTGTAGCAACAGCGCCAGCCAACTTCAATAGACTACTACCATTGTCCTTTAACCAACCACCTACTTTATCCCAACTCATTAGACGCGCTCCACAGTAACGGTGAACTGATCAGGTAGTATGGATAGCAAATCATTCAATGTATTGCGACTATTAGTCACATCAGGGATAAAGTCACTATCCAGATACTTAATAGCGTCGCCCACCAAAATGCAGCCCTGAATCTGCCGCGTATAGTTGCCAGCGTGAATCTCGATGTAAGACCGATCCGGCACACCTTCCAGTAGAATTACATGACCATGCTTTTGGGAATCGTATTTTTTACCCACGTAATGACCGGCCGGGATACAAGAGATATTCCGCCGGTTATCCTCCCACGGAAGCTCAAGAGTGAAGCAGTGGAAATCGCCGCACCTTAATCTGCCAATGGTGCAATCTTCCTGAACCCATGTATCTATGTGGATCATATTCATACGTCCATTTTTAAGGGGTAGACTGTTCTTCTTGATCATGTCGCCGGAGTCACCGTTGATATATACCCGCGAACCCAATCTGTACCTGTAACATGACCCGATCCACTGGTAATTCTATTCACCTCTCGGTTTAACATACCGTTTCCGTCAACCGTTGCATTGAGTTTAATTAGTTGGTCCCCTTGCTTGAAGGTGCCAACTGTCGGGATGACGCCGACAATCTCAAAGATCGCGGTTCCTGCTGAATACGCAAAAGACTCATCGAATCCCGCATTGATGGAGTCCACTGCTCCTGCAGCGCGAGCAATCCAGGGAAATCCATTTACCTCACTACCTTCGTCAACCAAAACCCGACACTGAATGATCGGGATGTCAACATAGTTGTCATAACTGTTGGTCGCTGTTCCACGGTATAGGCGAACCATGCACATTGGCGTGTAGCCACCAAGAGATAATAACAGATTTGGCGCGTCACCACCGTTAGTGAGAGATAGACTTTTCTCAACCCCACCCGTTTTCCCTATCAATCTAACAGGATCAAGAAGCAGTTGCGCTTTATAGTAATAGGTATTTGTGGCTCCACTGAATGACCAGGCGCTTGTTGTTGAGCTTGCTGCCGCTATACCATCAACAGCGCCTGCATTACGATTGTCAATTTTCGTGGAGTGTTGTGGCACCTCTGAAACAATTGAACATTTTCGGCTTAGGATGTGCGAGTAATTATTGAAGTCATCAATGTCAACCCCAGCAGAGTCTGCAACTATTATTCCATGAAGTGAACTCTTGGAGATAACACCTGACTGATTTATCAACCTGTAGCAATTTTCTATGTCTACGTTATACTTAGGATGCACCCATATGTCGGCAGAACCAGGATTACCCCCGAGTGCCGACGACACAAGAAAACGCACATCACGAAACGCTACAGAATGCCTCACGGTAACATCTGCGCCCGTATCAACCAATTTGACTGGAGGTGTCGCGTCATCTTCGTTGTAAATTACCATACCCCAAAAGTCTACGCTCGACCTGTCGACCGTGATATTACCGCCCTCAATGTGGCCGCCGATAAACTGCACGGCCTTGGTGTTGTCGATGTAGTGAATACCATTCATCACATTCTCAATAATACCTCCGATGGACTGCCCTGTTCTGATACCCTTCGTTTCGCCGCCTCCGAACTCAGGGAAGTCAATTTTATTGATATAGAATCCATCACCTAAGCCGGGCTGCATATCAATTGCGTAGTAGGTTGTCTGGTCGCTGGGTTGTCGGTAGTGGACGTGCTCAATAGTTACAAAATCGGCATAGAATGCCATCTTCGACAACATCTGCGCCATGCCAGTGAGCATAATATCCTTGAACTGATATCCTCCGTGGAATAACGCCATTCGCACACCAGCAACGCTATTGACTGCGTTGTTGACGTGGAAGCCTGAGAACTTACCGGGAGTTTTCATCGGGAATTCTTCCAGCACATCAGTTCCATTGTCAGTGTTGATGTAGAAGATGAAGCCGTTGGTGAAGGTTGCTCCGCCTAAAGGAATAATCTCTGAGTAACGCCCATCCCCTTTCAGGCTTACGTTGACTTTTGCAAGAATGGTATTTGACACCCCACGCTTGCCCACGAAATGGACAGTACTAATACCTTGTGCGTAGGCATAGGCAAAGGCTGCACTAAACCCTACCGATGTGTCAGAAGTTTCTGAGACAGCCCCGAATTGCTCGGCCCTTACTATTCCGCCAGGGAACAGCCCCTTCAACTGCAATCCAGATCCTGGCGCGTCAATATAACTACCGCCATCGTCTACACCAGTAGCAGCCGCAACGTATTCATATTCATTACCTCCGCCATCTCCCGGCGTAACATATCCAGACGTAACTATACGATCACCAATTTTAGCGTGGATATCAGCTTTTGCGGTGGCGACAACACCACCATCGTAAATGACGCCGTCGACATTAAACGCGGGGATGGATACGAGATTCGATAACGAGGTATAGACTAGAGAACCGTTTTTGTTACGAACGGTGATGGAGTAATCAGTAGCGATGAATGCGTTCGCGGGGGAGCCTGCACGAGACAGAAATCCATTTATCGTTGCAATGGGTTGTGCTGCTGGAATAGTAAGCGCGTCGTCCCAATAAACTGAAATTGGATTAACTTCGGGGTCTAACCCAGCTTCGCCGATGTAAACAGACCCCGCGTCAATAGGGTTTCCGTCAACGTCAGGAAGAACGATAAACGGTGGTTTTACTTGTACATTCATTGGTCATCTCCTAACGTACGTTTGATTTTAGCTTTGAGTTTTGCATCTTTAATTCTGCTCGTAAGCATGCTGAAACTTGTTGCGACAGGTGCAGGGATTCCAGTAGTACCGCTTAACGCAACGTCCATAAGACCCGCAAGCACGGTAGCAGTATTACTCGTGTTCACAGCACCAGGTGGTGATGTGAGAATGACTTTAGCCACGTCGTTGATAACACGCAACTGCTCGGCACCTTTCTTGCCGAAGATAAAGTCAAGCTTACCAGACTTGTCAAGCTGATTGATAACGCGATCCAATTGAGCCGGTGACACAATTCGATTGCCAGCCTGGTCAGTCGCCACGCTCTTGAGCGCTTCGTCACGGATGTGTCGCAGAGTACCGCCCTGTAGCTCTTTCCACGCCTGCTTGCCAGAGTCACCTTCTGTCTGAAGAAGGCGGCGGAGTTGGCGTACAGTGTCGAGTGACGCTGACGGTTGTAAGATTGAGCGGCGCAGTACATCTTCCATGGCAATAACGCGATCATCAGTTCCGCGCTTCGTATTGAGGAGTTGCTTAACAAGGCCTACGTTCTCGTAGTCCTGAGCGTATTTAGCTCTTGCAGCACGAGCCCTCTTATAAGCATCACCGCCAAGGCCCTCAGTGGCATCATCAATAGCGCGCTTAATATCAGACGCGAATTTGATATTAGTGGGGTCGTTTCCGGCAACTTTGTTGATGAACTTACGCAACTGCTCCATAGACTTGAGGGAGGCGGATCCAGCCTCTGGGGCCAGTCCGATGAGACCTCCGTAGTCTTCAGCGTCAACACGCGCAGTGCCGGGAAACTCTTTCCGGTTCCGGGCAGCTTCGCGTCGCATCTCATCTTGAATAGAAGTGAGCTCATTTTTTATTGCAGTCTTCCTCGTTTCGGAAAACCACTCGTTCAACTTGTGTACGGTATCCGGGCTCAATCGCAAACCAGCAAATTTCCCAGTATTCGTGTCCACCATAGTTTCGATCTTAAAACTCTCTGGCAGCCGTATTTGAGATTCGTATGATAATTCATCAATCATGTCCCACGCAATCTCGTCGTCGTCCGTTTCGTCTAAAATGTCCTCGACTTTTTTGATGAAGTCGTAAAAATCTTTACGACTCGTATCTTTAAGCGTCTCAATATCGTCTTGTGTCAAGTATTTTAAAGTTTCTCCGCGTTGAGCAGGCGCGCGCTTCATTATAAGGCGTCCGTCAGCGTCCTTGGATGCAATACCTAGTCGGAGCAGCTCCGCCTTAGCGGCGGACACTACCGGAGCTGTGGACTCCACGGATTCTAAGTCATTGATTGATTTGAGCAGTGGAGCGACATCAACCGACGTTTCCATCTCGCCGGCTTTTTCGGCTTCTTTATAGAGTGTGCGAATCTTAACCTTATCTTTAGCGGCGCGATCGCGCAAAGCTTTGTCAACAATCTCACCTATGCCCCTAAGGTCTGTCAGTTCAGACCCGGTGGCATCTATGAACTTGTCTAGATTCTGCTGGAGCTTCAAGTTCTGTTCTTCAAACCGCGCCCTAAGTTTAACACCTTGCTCTGGAAGCTTGGCAGTTTCTCGCTCAAACCGCTGCTGCTCGAATGCCCGCGTCTTTTGACCTTCAGTTAACTTAATGGGTACCGGCAAACCTTCAGCTTGAGCTTGGCGCAATACGCCTTTATCGACAGCTTGAGCACCTGCTGAAGTTCCAGTGCCGGGCGTTGCTTTAGGCTTCAATTGTTGTGGAACCAATTGTTTAGCGCGTTCAGTAGCTTGTCGGGTTGCTTGGGCAATAGGCTTAACAACACGTTGCTCAGTAGCAGCACGTGCAATTGGCGCTACAGCTCGACTTGACGCGCTGATTGCTTGAAGTTCAGCAGTCATAGGTGTGATAGCGGCTAGCGGCGCAGCGACTTCGCCAATTGTTTCAACGTACTCCTGGCCTGATTCAGTTTTCGGAGCGTACGTGAGTGCCTGCATCCCTTTCATCGCTTCCTGCTCAATGCGGTCAGCGGCCTCGTAACTACCAAATTCGCCAGCAAGCATCTCGTTGGCAATTTGCTTCAAGGTACCGCCGATCATGCCGATGGTGCCAGTCGTTGCGCCAGTTGTCGCAGTTAAAGCAGCTTCACCTACGCCCGTAATTTTTTCACCAAAGTCAGGTTCTGGTGGTTTAACTACAGTTCCAGGTACGTCAGTTGGGCCAAGTCGCTCAAATAATTCTATACTAGGGTCTGCTGCACGACGATTACGTTCTTGGTTGATGACCTTTGCCAATCGTCGTGCTGCTTCTGAGTCACCTGCATTATGGGCATTAACAAGAGCGGTTTCCAATTGTTGGAGTGTTGCCATTACTGACCTCCGCCGTATTTTTGTAGTAATGCTTCGATGTCTTCTGGAGTTGACTCAACGGCAGGAGTGTCAGGGATGGTTTCCGGCACTCCATATTTCTGAGCTAAGGTTTTACGCGCCTTAAGCATAATACGTTGAGCTTCTTTGGCATTGGCAATGAACTGTTCTTTAGACTGTTTACGGCTAAAACTTTGTAACGCTCCAGAAAGTTTTTTACCCTCGTTCTCAGATAAGGCACCAAGACCTTTCATTTGAGGAACTTGAGCGAGAAATGCTTGTGCGTCCAAATTTTCAAGCCGGGCAACAAAGTCTTGAACATCCTGGTCGAACGTATCAATGAGGCCGCCTACCCAACTGCCATCCCACGCACCAAGCGCGTCATCCAAAGTACCAGACGGGGTTTGGAGAATACCATCGATGTTATTCAGCATGTTGTCGATGTTGGTCCGACCAGATTCTACAGTAGCTACTTGCTCGCGAACTTTCTGATCTTGTTTGCGTTGAGCTTCAGCAAGTTTTGTTTGAAGTTCTTGGCGTTTAAGGTCATTTTGCTCGCGGTCTATTTGCGCTTTAAGTGCCGCTATACGGGAATTTTCCCTGGCAATCTTGACGTCCTCTTGAATTTTGTAAATATCCCACCCTTTTTTCTGTAAATCCATGACAGCTTCAGACTCGGCAAAATCTGCTTTGACCGCTGCTTGGCGCGCCTTAGCTTGAGCTTCTGTCAACCGTTCTGGAGCCAGATCTGCTTCACGACGCTCAGCTTGAAGTTGAGTGAAAGTTTCGGTGAATTTTTCTGGGCCCATAGCTGACGCAAGAAAAAGCCCTGTTGACGTACGCGCCGTCTCAGGAGAAAGGCGTACCATTTCAGCAAGATCGTCTAAAGTCTTTGCCTCGCGTTCCATACCTGAGTTGCGGTATGCGACAGCCTGCTCTTTCAAAATTCGTTGCGCCATATCAGGGTGCCCCGCTTCTAATGCAGCATAAACTTGAGAAGCTTGGTTAACTCGAGACCGCTGCTGCTCAGCGCTGAGCACGTCGTATGTGCGCTTGAACTGCTCACTCATCGATGGGTATTTGACCATCAATTGAGCAAGACCAGCTGGAGTAGGATTGGTTCCTAATTGGCTCAAATCTGCTTGCAGTTGTGCCTGAGCTTGCGCAGATTTTTCCGCGTCAGTCTTCTGGGTCTTCAATTGTTGAAACCCTTTAGCAAGTGCCAGAGAGTTGATAAGATTCTCAGTAGGGCTCGGTAAGTTGCCGAGCGTATAGTCATAAGGCTGTGGCATCTTAGAACGCTCCCAGTAATTTCAGTGTGGCCAGATTGCTTGCTGTACCAGTGACTTGATTGATGGCTTGACCTTGCGCAAGAGCAGCTCCTGCTTGAGCTTGGCCTTGCTGGGCAAGAAGGTTCGCAATACTCGATCCAGTTTGTTGTGCAGCTGCTGCTTGGCCGGCGGCGGATGCTTGCCCAAGACCAGCAACTTGGCCAAGTTTGCTGTATTGCGACTCAATTAACTGACTTAAAATCTGCGGGCGATACTGGGCAAGAGCACCTTGTAAATTTCCACCACGCAATCCACCAGTGGCTGAAGCATTTTGCAATAGCGCCTCTTCACCTTGTTGGATTAACGTCTCGTACTGTGGTGAAGACTTTAAAGCCTCGATAGCAGCAGCTTGTGCTTCCGGCCCGTTTAAACCAAGTAGATCTTGTTGGCCGGCAACTGCGCCAGTTCCAGCTTCAACATAAGGTTTCAGCAACTCCTGAACAGCGTCAAACTGGCGGCGCTGTTCAGCAATGCCTGCCTCACTTGATTCTACCTGCGCTGAAGCTGCTTTATCAGCGGCAGAACTTGTCGCATAAGCGCCGAGAACTGCTCCACCAATTACGGCTGTTGCAATTCCACTCATATCAATGTTCTCCAACTTTAATACCAGACAGTGATAATGCCTGGCGGTAATCTACAGTAACTTCTTCGCCTTGCTCTCCAGCAATACAACCACTGATTCGGCGTAATGCAACGAGGTAAATATCACCGTTATCCATGGGCTCAAATTTTGCATTGGGTTGTTTCGCATGATTCGTATAGCGGCCTAATGGTGTACGCATTCCGGCAAGTCTTGCTGGCCCGATGACTTCTCCCTCATTAGCAGGAGCGGAAAGAAAGATACCTTTGCCCTCGATGTAAGACTCGCGAACTGTGATCTTAGGAGCGTATCCGACAGGCATAGAAATTTGGTCGGATGAGTTTTCTGATTGCGCACGCACTTGGTCAGCTGTAAAGCCAGACTGCTTCAACAATAACTCAAAATCCTGGCGGTCTTCAAAATGGAGAGCGGTGCGCAAATCTGACAATCCTCTATCATGCTCTTGCCACGTCGCACTTTTATCCAGATAGGTAGCCTCAAGAGTCTCTATGTCGGTTTCGTCAGTAGCATAGACATTTTGCCAGATAACGTCTTCCAGTACGTAACCAAATTTACGACCAGGTCGACCAGTAAAGATAGTTGGCGCGCGAACTATTTTAAGTTGCCCATCATCGCCAACCATCGCCACAACGCCTTGGAGCATGATATTTAGATGTTCAAATCGCTGGGCATGACCAACGGCAAAGATGCCTGCAGGAAGATGGACTTCGCGGATGTAAATTCCAGGGCCGAAATGGTGGATGACCGGGCACTCGACTTGTGGAAGTTCGAGCATGTGGTCTTCAAGAAGTTCCAGCTTCTCGGGGTGGGATAGTTCTGTGGTTTGGGCTGTAGCCAGCATCTCAATCTCTCCTTCCAGAGGTGGTTGTGAGCTGCTGGCTGCTCTAGTTCAATGGGCTCAGCTACTGTGGAATTACCACAATTACTGGTATCCTAGCACGCTTCACAGCTCGTGTAAACTACTAAGTTACGATGCGGCCAGAAGCTCTAATAGTGATAGCCGACGCAACGCTTGCCAATGTGGAGATAAATCCCCCGTCTTCCAATACCTGTCCCACAAGTTCTGGGCAGGTATATGTCTCACCAGGCGCTAAAGTACGTGTCTGAACCACAAGATTCGCGCTACTTGCAGAACCACTACTCGGGACTAGATTGACACTTAAATCAGCATTGCTAGCACTGGTATTAGTTGCAGTAAACTTATCTATGATGGTTTTAGCACCGTCAGAAGTATATTGCGCAGTTTGCGCATTTTCAGCCTGTTTGGCCGGGATGATATTTTGAATTGCGACAGTCATCGTTTATTCTCCTAAACAATATTCGTTATGATGCCATTGGTAACAGTTACAGTTTTACCATCAGTTGTGGTAAATGACCCAGAAGCTCCTGCAACATTTTCCCAGCGTGAATTGGCTGAGCTGTACTGCAACAAATCGCCGTCAGCTACAGATGCGATTTCAACGTCTTGCAGATGGCCGATCTGCTCATTATGCGTCATGCGAACAAATATAGACCCTGAATTCCCTGAAGTAGCATTTAATACAACGGCGACAGGCACTTTAAGATTTGGAGCTGACGGCTGTATATTAGTCCAAGTTCCGGCAGTAGCAGGATCGAAGTATAACAAATCACCATCATTCCAAGTTTCGCTATAAGGTACGCCGTCAGTCCTTAACCCTCGTACAACACCAAATGAAGTGACATAGCCAAAAGCATTGTTATCAATGTCTTGTGTTATAACGCCCATCATGTAATCTGATGGGTATGTACCATCTGCTACAGCTTTCTCAAATGTAAGTTTACTACTGGCTCCCACAGTGCCGCTAAACATAACTGGAGTTCCATTACTAAGATTACTACCGTCCGCGTTCTTCGCGTAGTACATTATCTCCTGACCAACCTGTAAAACCGACCCGCCGTATAACCCGACGTCTAAAGTACCATCATCATCATTCCACTGTACGCGGCGTTCTTTTTGAATGTGCGGTCCTTGAAATGGCAGATCAATATAATCACCAATTAAAAACGTATCTTTTTGACGGGGCGGCGCAGTCGTAAGTACTTCTAACGCGGTTGCAATTCTTGCAAGTTGTGCTAAAGCTTCATTTGATTTTGAGTGGGAAATGCCGGCATCTAATGATGCGGCTTCAACCTGAGAGAAAAGTTCGATTAAGTCTGGCGGGATCAGATCGAAAAGTTTCTCAAAAGCACGTATTGCACGTTGATTAGGCAAAAATTTTGCAAGTTCTGCCCTTGTTAACGGGCGCGGATCATTTTCAGCCATTTTAAACTCCTAAAGGCTCAACTCTGGCTTCAAGGCGTACAACTGCTAAATGTGCATCACTGGTACCATTAAACCGTTGGATTCTCCAGTGTCTCATGTTACCTTGATTAAGCCATACCAATCTTTTATTGCGTTGCCCAGTCGTCCCAGCACGAATATACTTGGGCATGGACCACGTCTCCCCATCAACTGAGTACTGAGTGGCTACCCGAGGATCTGCGCCAAATGCTTGGCGTCCAGTCAGACAAACTAATTCTAATTCGTGGAAGATAGCACCACGCCCTTCGTTATAGGCGATCATAGTGCCAAACTCCCATCCAACTAAGTTACCCCAATGCTCAGATGTAACCTCAGTTAACTGCCCAACCTGCCCTGAATTAGTATCGCCTACCCACCACTTATTGTGGCACCACACTAAATGACGCGCACGGTAAATTTCTTGACCTACACCAGATGAAAGGGTGAACCATACTTGCTGCCCTAATACCTGGGACGCAGCGGCGTCATACACAATTGTCTGGTCAGGTAAATGGATGAGCAAGAACTGATGACCTTTATCTACACGGGCCTCGATAAGTACTTGTGCTAGCACGTCATCTGAATATCCCGCAAGAAGTTGGTCGATTTCACGCGATGAAATTTTTGCGCTACTTCCACTTGCAGCAAGCCACACAGCTACTGGTTCATTACGACCGCCTCCGACAAAAGCTACGCTTTCCAGAAAAACACAACAAGCGTGGGTACCAATTACACCACGCTGTATTTGTGCGCCATCAATTCTTTGGAATGGAAAACCAGATCCACCAACGTTGTCAAATACTTCGATGGTGTATCGATTAAGCGCGTGCGGTTCATTTCGCAGTTTTACCAACGCAACTACTGGATCAGGATCTGCTTCAGAGGATCCATATTTAGTAGGCAGCACAGAGAATGGGTTGTTAAGTTCAGTCACAACTAGAAATTCACCATCTGTTGTCATGAAGTAACCGTCAACCCAAATGTGATCTACAACAGTACCTAAGTCAGCATCAGTAACTTGCTGAATGGCGAAACCATCAAATAGGTAAAGCGAACTATTTGCTGAAATACCCAGATAGTCAAATGAGTAATCAAAGGTCACCAAGTCAGACCCTGGAATATCGCCGAGTTCAGTAACTGTTCCAGATTCGGAGATGCGTACCAGCTTAGTCCCGAGTACTCGATAGTGAGCTCCGTTCCAATTAATGGCACCGCGGTTAACGCCCGGACCGGAGGTTATTGTGTTAATACCTTCAGCAGGTCGTAAATATCCATTGCTGATGCCTTGTTGCTTGGGGACCGGCATCATATTCCTAGGATACGATGTTCTAAAATCTGGTGCCTCATCCGTGTAGATACCACTAAGTACTGGGATTTGCATGACAGACTCCTTAACCTACACGATACCAGGTCTGTGATGGTAAGTCGTATTTCAATCGGAAGAAATCATCTGCTGCCAAAGATGTAGGTTCACCAGTCACTGCAGTAGCGCCATTACCGTTGACGGTCAAAGCAGTTACTTGCTGCGTACAATTCACCAATACCTCTTGCTTGTCTACGAGCCCAGCAACAGGTGGTAGCGTAATAGTACCGGCGGCGTAACCGGCAGTAGGCGTAAGAATAAGGTGAACATTGGTATTATCATCTGCACCATCTGTGATAGTAATGTTGAATCCAGTTGCAGAAGGTGAAGAATACTGAGTAGTATAAGCACCTTGGCCACTGAATGACGGGAACGTCAGATTTGCTTGCATATAAGCGAGCAACACAGACATCGCTGCTTTGCGTGCATCACCATTTTCAGTACTGAAAATTGGAAGTTGATCACCAGCTTGCACTGAATCAACGGCAGAAAGTTTATTGATCTGAGTCATGGGTATCTCCTAATCAAACTCAATTGGGCCGTCATCACCAGCAAGCAGCGGGTCACTTGGCGGGTTAATAAATGGTTGATCATACCGATACTTCTTATTACCGGCACCAGCAGGCAAAGTGTTCGGCAATTGCTGTTCCTGTGGTTTTGTTATGCGAGCAAGCAATTGTGTATAGGCAGCCTTGGCACTTGCTTTAGTTTCACCCGATACAGTTTTCCCAACCGTTGGGGCAATACGTATAGCCAGATTCTGGTAAATAGCTTCGTTGGCAGAATCGGGAACTTCAGTCTTCTGATCAAGATCACTTAACTCAGGACTTGATGGTAGTGGGTAACCTAGGCGAATACCTTTACCGTTCCAGGTAGCCATCATGGCATCCAAGCGCCGCATTGCCGATTCAAGCTGTTCAGGCTCTAAATCATAGGCATACGACGCGTAGCCGATTTCCTCGAAGGCTTGTACGACAAATTGGCGCTTGGTCCAGCTCATGGTTAACCCTCCTGCTCAGCCAGGGCAGCTTCGATTTTCTCGAGAAGAGTTTCATCCTTAGTGCGTTTGGTAAACTCAATACCGAGTTCAGTAGCCTTAGCTTCAAGTTCTTCGCGAGTAGGCGGCGTGGTATCGTCACCAGTCTCATCGACAACGCCGGCTTTCGCTTCAGCAGGAGATGGGAACCAACCATCTGCCAACGCAGCATCAAGTTCAGATTCTTCACCCTCTTCAGCAAATTGATCGACGACTTTATGGTCGTACAAATCACCATCATGCTTGTACCCAAGCGCTTTATTACCGGGGTAGCGATAAACCATAGTAGGTTGTTTCATTTCGATTTCCTCATCACGAAGATCGGGAGGGCCGAAGCCCTCCGTCACTTAGGTTGTGGTTAGACTTGGCCTTCCAGCATGATACCACCAAGCTCGTAGTTAAGCAGCTCGACATTCGCCCAGACGAACATACGGTACTTAGCCACCAGGGTGTCGATGTTGCTATCAGACAGCATCACGATCTGCACACCGCTGTCAGTAGTTGCCTTGCGCACTTTCTTACCAGACGCTTCGAACGGTTCAGTGTTGAAGTCAGCGTGGATAATTTCCACAGCATCCTTCTCAAAGAACACAGAGGCAGGTTTGGTAGTAGTGTTCAGGATACTGATTGCAGCGTTATCAGCCGGAGTAGTGGTAACGTTCGCATAATCTTTCTGCGATTGGTTAGCACCATCTGCCGGGATGATAGCTGGAGCGATAGTCCAGTCAGCACCATTGATGGCCAAGATACGGAAGGTCTTCAACTGACCAGTGCTCTGCTTGTTGATATGGCCAACAGCGTTTACACCTGCGATAGTGAAGACATCACCAACAGCCGCATTGGCACCGGTATCAACCGTCAGGGTCTGGGTACGGTTATCCTGAGGCAGACCATTACCATCCTGCGCAGCAGGAGTAGTATTTTGGTTTGCGCCATTGACCAGGTAACCAGCACCGGCAGAACCAGTGATACTCTTACCGTAATCAACGCGGAAGGTATCGAAGCCGGCAATTGGAGGCAACATGGAGCGAGTGTAGGCGTCCATAGGAGCACCTTGCATCGTACCACGTGATGCCAAGTTACCAGCCAGGTTCTTAGCCATACGAGGGTTGAGGAACATGTTGCGTTGGCCGCGAGAAGCTTGTTGCTCCAACATCAACGCATCGGCCTCAGCAGCTTCGTCGTAAGTGTCAATGTTACCGCTGTTGATAACGGCCAAAGTACCGTAAGTGGCGATCTCATCAGCAACCAACGTGTCCAACTTGTTGGACAACATGATGTTCGTCGCATTGACGATGTTCTTCATCATGTGAGGGTTGTTCAGATCAACACCAGTCAGTGATACCGGTACGTTACGCAGATGCGATTCAGTCAAGGTTGAAGGAACAGTCAGTTCAGTCAGATCGTTATACGATGCAGACATGTCACGACCATCGACAACCTCAGTCATCATTGGCATTGGGCGGTAGAAAGTCTGACCACCTTCAGCCAAAGCGCCTGCTTTAGGTTTGTACATAGAAACGTTCTTGGCCGAAATATTCGTGGCTTCGAACCCCACAACAACTTCTTCAAAGAAGATGTCAATTTTGCTTGAAAAATCATTTGCCATGGTAAAATTCTCCGTAGAGTTTAAAGTAAGTTACGGAGCGTCAGCCCTTCGCCTTTTGTTTACGGCGGTAGGCCATTACCTTGCTGTAGTCACCAGTTTTCGATGCTTCAGCTCGGAGACGCTCTAGCGTTGAGTCAACAGCCCCAGACTTGGGACCAGTACCATCCACTTTCTTTTCAGGCGGTGGCGGCGCCTTGCGGTTTTTAACTTTCAAGTCTTTCTCCAGTTTTGCGACCGCGAAGGCAAACTTGACGGGATCCTTAATGGAAGCCAGTTCCTTCGCACGGTCTGGGTTTTTACCAAGCGCGTAAATTACCAATGCTGAGTTGTCAGCACCTTGGATGACAATACCTTGTTGAGTCTGGTCAAATGTTTCCATAATTACAGATTCAGCGTCATCAAAGTCCTTCACCTTCAACTTAGCTTTGGAATCACCGTATTCATTAAGCTTCTGTTTCCAGGCATCTTCAGCTTTCTGCTGTTCAGCTTTCTGTTCAGCTGCAGCTTCATCTGCCTTTCGTTTCCGCTCATACCACGCAGTGAGCTCCTGCTCGTACTTATCCGTGTCGTAGTCGAAGTCCTCGAGCGTGGGCTTCTTCCCAACCTGTACCGTTTTCGGCTCAGGGTTCTCAAGGGATTTCAGCTTATCACGTAACTCGCGGTTCTCCTTCTGCGTTTCACGGTGCGCTTTACGCAGCTCTCGTACCCATTCCGGTGCTTGAGACTGCTCATCTTCCTGGGGCGGCGCTTCGTCCCCAATGGTAACAATTACCTCGTCGTCATCGTCTTCAGATTCATCCTCAGATTCAGGCACCTTCTTCTCTGAATCGTCGTCATCTTCTGCTTCGATCTCTTCTTCGGTTTCAATCTCTTCCTCAGTTTCGATCTCATCGATGATGTCGTCTTCGGTTTCTTGCACCTCTGCCTTTTTAGTCATGTTCGACTCCCGTCATTAACTCACCCACTAAAGCGGTTGGGTGGATACCGCGTATTCGTTTAATTACCGGATTTGGGCTCAGTAACTAAACTGAATTCTATTCAACTGGTGAACCAGGCACATCGGGTGGCGTTACCCGAGGCCCAAGCTTCTCAATAATTTCCATCGCCTGCTTCTGCTCCTTGGCATCGATGTCAGTGATGGTCTCAGCAGTATTTGCACGGATCTGATCGGTCTGCGCTTGGGTCTTAATCGTATCAGCCTGAGCTTTAACTGCTTTCTGCTGTTCGTTTGCAGCAGCTGCACGCAGATATTCGTCTTGAGCAGAGGGCGGAGTATTCTTCGCTTCTTCTGCAAGATCTGCTGCTTCCTGCTCTGTAGGCTCAATGACTCCCATTTTAATCAACTTCTTACGGAAATAATATCTCACATCGCCAATTCCTTCGCCTTCCATATTCATCATGGCCATGGCACCAAGTACTTGCTTAGTTTCAGGGTCAGTAGTGATAGCTGCCATATTAGTCAGTGCACGAACTGTCGCAGAACGTTTTGTTGAGCTCGATGGGCCAACTTCAACGGTGACATCAAACTTCGCTTTAGATAAATCATTCTCGTATTCGATTTCACCTGACTCATCGACGATTGGGTGCATGAGGGTGATACGCTCCATCTCACCTTCTTTGCCGAGAGCTTTCATAACTCGACCATCTTCAACCAACACATCCTTGGCCATGCTTAACCAGATCTCACCACAACGGCGCATAGCTTTAGCCATATTGCTCATATAGATATAGGTTTGCATATCAAGGCGGTTCTGAATCAGTTCGACAGTACCTTGCGCAACGTTCCCAGCAATCTGCTCGCCGCCTTGTTGGTTACCAAGTAGATCTTGCATATCCTCCTCAGTAATCTGCAACAATGCTGCCATAGCAGGTGGAATCTGCGGTGGTTTAGTATAACCAATTGGACCTGTTACTGCTTCGTTGCCGTTAGCGTCAGTAATCGGGTTGATGAGCAAATAAGGATAGTTTTTCAGGTTATCCTCTTCCCACATTGTTTGATGGCCGGCAACTTGTTCCGGTGTCAACAATGGTTTCTCAACAGAACTCAATGCACTTAACTCACCAAGTTTGCTAAGCTGCATGTTCTTCAGACGTTGAGCATCTTTAGCAAGACGAACATGGCCCATGCACCGCTCAATATTATCGACGAACCACCGTTTACCATACACAGGCACGATAGGAATACATGTTCCAGCTATGTATCCGCAGTCTTCGAGGACTTTACTGCCGGACATGATGTACTTATGGACGCGCTTCTTTTTGATTCGCTTTTGCCGGACTTCTTTAGCGCCGGTGGCCAACAGCAACTCCAACTGGTCATCATCGAGCTCAGCATCGGTGAACCGCTCTTCTTTACCATCGAGATGCTCCCAAATATGGACAACATCCTTAACTTCTTCAAGTCTGTAGTATTCGGCGATGTAAACGACGTCAGGAGTTGACCAATCGAAGACTGTCTGTTCGATCTCTTTACCCCAAGTATCTGGATCGTCATCCCACTCATCGATGTAATCTTGCTTTGCCATACTGGTTAGAACAAAGCACTTCTTAGCATCAGCCTTGTCTTGGCGCTTAGCACTCAGGTCAAAGAACACAGATGAATCAGCATCGAAGATGGGTTCAATGCAAATACGCTGGCGTTCATCTTCAGGGTCTTCCTCATCTTCGTATTCAGTGCGAAGACGCCATGCACCAAAGCCCCCAGCAACTGCTTCCTCAAAAGCGTTGTCATAAGCTTCTTCAGCCCCAGAGTCTTCTTCGTCAGCGCGATAAAGACCGTCACAAGCATCAGCAAGTTCGTCATCCTCCAAACCTTCTTTGCTTACGAAGTCAACAGTGATACGATTATTCCGATATTCGTTAATAATGCGGATCACTGATAAGTGAATCTTGTTGACCTCAAAGCGCGGTTTATTTTCGAACTGAGCACCGAGGTCGCCTTCCCATTGGGCTCCGGAAATTGAGTAGAACCGACGGTCTTGGAGACATTGCATCCGTTCATCTTTAATTGACTCTTGGATGCGGTCAAACTCAGCAACTGCATCTGCATGCACGTCAGCAAGGCGTTGTTCTTTAGTCTTTCGTGCCATGTTATCGTATCCTGTTCCAATGGTTGGCAGAAGGTTTCGCGGCTACATGGCTGAAGTCCTTCTTCGAATTCACTGGCCACATGTGATCAACGCAGTAACCAATGGCCGTTGTAATATGTTGGTACTCGCTATCCTCTTCAAGGAACGTGCTGCCTTTCTTTGTCTGCACAGTTGCAAGACCTTTGTGACAATATGGCGCAGTCTGAGGATTTACGAACAGCGATACATCACCTGCAGCATTCTTGATCTTCGCGCGCACTGCATTCTGACGATCACGAATAGATGGCGCTGCGTTCTTAACTCGACGAGTGACATCCCATCCATTCGACTTCAGAACATTCTCGATCTCAGTGTAGTCAGATGCATGCCCATGTTTCTCACCAGCACGACCTGCAGGATCTCCGAACAGTATTAACTTACGGTTTTGGTGGTTCTTATACCGTTCACAGAACTCAATGGCAGATTGGCGTGCAACGGCCGACGTCAATACAACTTCGTCTAGAAGGTATAGCTCTTTGTTGTTCCGTACAACTCCGACCGCAGACGACATTGGAGTATAGTTGAAATCATGCATCCAAAGAAGTTGTTCATGGGGCTTGATAGTCTCAGCAGTATGGTTATCTTGGCTGTAGTCCTCGTAGATCTTACCTGATGCAGTTTCAAATGATGCTTCGTATTCTTGACGATATTGTCTAAGTGACATACGTCGCTTTGCAGCTTCGATGGTATCAGCAGGGAGTATATCAGCAGAGTGCCAAGTAAAAATGTCCCAATCGGGATCACCACTATTGCGTGCATATTCAGCCATCTCATAGTAATGGTTCAAACCATCAGGCACACCAAGCAACCAGCACCATGCACGGTATTCAGGTTTCAGTGGGTTAAATGTATCAAGTGCTGGCGAGATGTTCTCATTCCAAGCGTTCTCTTTTACGTCAGCAATCTCATCAATGCCGCCGCCTGCCCAAAATGTACCTTCAATGCGCTGAGGTTGATCAAGACCAATGAGCGTAACAGATGCACCATTAGGTAGTTTGATTGTCAACTCCGATTCAGACACAGCGTCACGAGATAACAATGGAGCGAAGCACAATAGCTTCATGTCTTCCCAGTAGATCTTCTTGACCTGGTTCCGAGTGGGAGCAGCAATGAAATAAGGTTCACCTGGGTTTGCCATCATAGTCTTAGCCATGAAGCGCTTGAAGCGTTCAGTCTTACCAGAACGGCGACCAGCGGGGACTACCTTGAACCGAGCACCGCTGTTAATTAAGCGTAATTGCTCTGGATGATCTTTAAGGTCATACCACCGTTGCATGCATCGCAACTGGGCAGGTGTCATCTTTTCTGCTGCATTCATCCTGGTAGTTTACTCGCTAGTTGCTTCATCACCTCAGTCAAGGCGTCTGCTGTGTTTTCATCTGTTCCAATAGTCTGAGCTGCTAAGCGCGGAGCGTAATATGGCGCAGCTGCTTTAGCTGCATCAATTTGCTCATGGACCGTTGGCCAATAATCTTCTTCAATCCACTCACGACTTTTCTCTTGACCTTTATTAGGGCCTGAACGATAATACGTGATGTGAAGCTTCTTTTGTTTAAAGCATTCGCCATTCGCAGCCTTGAGCAAAATTTCATGCGGGAGGAGTTTACCATCACCAGTTGCTTTTGCTCGTGCATCAGCTTGAGCCTTCGCTGTAATTCGTTTGGTCCCGCGCTTGGGGCCGGATCCAGGCTGTGGGCCACCTCGCGGCATAAGCAATACTCTCCACAATTAAGGTCTTAAGGATTCACATGTCCGGTATTATGGCGCGCACTAACACAAATGTAAACCAAAATACATAGAAACGGGCGCAAATACACAAAACTACAGAAACTACAGAATATTTTGGCAATTTGTAGCAAAAATAAGTTAAGTTAAGTTGTTGTTTTTAAAGAAAAAATTAGTATATCTGCTACAGATACTACTCTTTCTACTTATACTTATAAAGAAAGTAGAAATAAGATAAGAGTATAGTATAGAGAGAGAGGAGAATAAGGGATTATGTAGCTGTAGCAAATCTGTAGCGGGCAAAGTGCCTAGTTCAAAGCCTCAAAGTTCACATAACTTATTGATTCCAAATCCATTTTCCTTCATTTTAAACCCCAGATTTACAAACTACTCTCTTCTTATTACTATTGCCGTAGCAGCTCGGAGCCTGTCATGTTGTCCAAAGCGGCCACGCCATGGGTCTTCATGTCACCATCCCTCAGCAAGTTGGCGCGCTCCGAGCTGCGCCTTTTTCATTAGTGGCTGAGCACAATGACAAACAACCATGACACGCTGAGGGCATGGATAACGGTGACGGGAACTTAATTACATGGCAAGAAGACAACGAAAAAATATAGACCACAAGGCTTTAAGTCTAGGCGAAAAGAAGCTTGCTTCGTCAGGTCTCACTATAGAAGATACAAAGCAACTTTCTATGTTCTGTTTATCAGGACCTCAAACACAAAAGCTTCATTCTTCATTTAAGCAACTCTGTTCTCTTAAGATAGAGTACTTAGACCCAGCAGGTGATCCATTACCTGATTGGCCGCAATCAAATCCATTTTACCGGCTGCGCTATTTAGAAACTCCTACTGACTTCGAAAGTATCAGTAAAAAGAAACCTGTTCGGTACGTTCAAGAACCTAATACTGCCCCTGTCGCATACTACCCTCAGAACTTCGATGGTTGGGTAGAACTTTGCCAGAATATTGACGAACCGCTTATTGTGACCGAAGGCGAACTTAAGGCGGCGAAAGCCTGTAAAGAAGGGTTCCCCACTTTAGGTCTTGGCGGTGTGTACAATTGGCGATCTAATCGTCTTGGTATAGAGTGGCTCCCATCACTAGACCCAATTGAGTGGCGTAAGCGACACGTTTATCTCTGCTTCGATTCAGACTACAAAACCAACCCTATGGTGTGTGCTGCTTTAAGAGACTTCGCTAGTGAGCTGCAACGCCGTGGAGCATTCTGCTATTTAGTATCACTACCTCAGTTGCCGGGTCTTGAGAAAGTAGGTCTTGATGATTTCCTCGTCCATGCAGGGCCGTCCGCCAATGAAATGTTTCGAGAGCTTCTAACTATGGCGGAACCTCTCGGATTATCAGCACCATTGTGGCAAATGAATGAGCACTATGTCTATGTGCGTAAACCTGGGTTAATCATCGACCGTCGTGACATGGATAACAAGGTGTCACCAGGAGCGTTCAAAGAACATCTCGAGTCTTCAGTTCAATATCAAGAACGGCAGGTGAAGGCGGATGGAAGTATCTCGTTCAAAGCAGTCTCAGCCGCTGCTGCTTGGTTGAAATGGCCGCTGCGCTTAGAAGCCATGCGCTTGACTTACGAACCAGGTGCAGAGCGGTTTGTCGATAATCAGTTTAATACTTGGCCAGGTTGGGGGTGTGAACCTAAGAAAGGAGACGTCGGGCCGTTTCTTGCTTTGTTGCATCATCTCTTTACCCATTCAGAACCTGAAGCGTTGTCGTGGTTCCTTAGATGGTGTGCATATCCATTGCAATATCCAGGTGTCAAGATGTTCAGCTCAGTTGTCATCCACGGTATTAAGCATGGTACTGGTAAGTCGCTGATCGGATACACATTAGCAAGGATTTACGGGCGGAATTTCACCGAGATTAACCAGATGGACTTGCATAATAATTTCAATGAGTGGGCAGAGTCCAAGCAGTTTGTTATGGGAGATGACGTCACAGGTTCTAATAAGCGACAGGATGCGGACTTCCTCAAGAAGATGATCACGCAGAAAGAGTTACGTATCAATGCGAAGTATACGCCAAGTTACGTGGTGCCAGATTGTATTAACTACTTCTTTACTTCGCAGCATCCTGATTCGTTCTTTCTCGAAGACGACGACCGCCGGTTCTTTATCCATGAAGTATTAGTTGGCCCCCAAGAAGAAGAGTTCTATGTTGAGTACATGCTTTGGTTAGAGACAGGAGGGGCCGGGGCGGTGTTCGATTATCTGACCAAGCTAGACCTTGGTGACTTCAATCCAGCAGCTCCTGCTTACCGTACTGCTGCTAAGGAACGAATGATTAACACAGGACGTAGTGACCTTGGTTCTTGGGTGAGACAATTAATAGCAGTACCTGAGCAAGTGCTCAAGATTGGAGACATGAAAGCAGACAAGGACTTGTTCACATCGAAAGAGTTACTCATGTACTATGATCCAGAAGGTAGGACTGGCACCACAGCCAATGGGCTTGGTCGTGAGTTATCTCGTGCTGGGATTAGACAGGTCAGTGAAGGCCGTCCGATTCGATTGTCAGATGGCAGCCAAGCAAGGTATTATGCCGTACGGAATGTTGAGCATTGGTTGTCTGCTTCTCCTCAATCACTTGTGGCACACTTAGAAGGAGAGGTTGTGAAGAAGAGCCGTCGGAAGCGAAAGTATTGAGATTTAGTTGAAACCACATGTTTACAAACTGCGCTCTACAGTATAGAGTATTAATCAGCTGAGGGAATGGTTCCCAACGCACTTTCATGACTGAAACTACGAGGAAATTATCATGAGCAATGTTGACCTGGACAAAATCCAAGGCGTTATCGAAACTGAAATCTCCAAAGCCACAACTGCTGAACGTAAGCGCATCGTCGGCCTGGTTAAGGACTTTGCCAAAGACCTGGTGGATGCCATCAATAGTGATGAGCCAGAAGAAGCGCCGGTACCTTCCAAGAAGCCGGCTGCAAAGAAAGCACCTGCAAAGAAAACTCCGGCGAAAAAAGAAGAGCAGGAAGAAAATGGAGCATCTGACGGCGAAGCAATCGATGGTGCCGAGTTCGTAGATGACATCGACGATGTGGAAGACAGCGAAGTCGAAGAATCTGAGTACGCCGGTAAAAAGGTTGGTGAACTGCGTGCCATCTGTAAAGAGCGCAACATCATCGTGCCGAAAGAGGTTAAAGGTGGCGACATCGCGAAGCTGTTGATCCTGATCGACGAAGAAGGCGAGTAACTTTACGCCTACGAGAAAGGCTCCGCAATGGAGCCTTTCTTTTTCACTTCACAGAAACTAAGGAGTTTCACAATGAACAATCGAGATAACCAAGTACCTGCCGATGAGCAGCAAATTGAACAGCAAATCCAAGCTAAAGGCCTCAATGCTCCACGACTCACGCCTGATCTTATCGATGCCCAAATTGTTAGTGAACAGTACCACGTCTTTCCAGGCACTACCATGACCGTCTGCTTACTGACATTACAAAATGGCTTTTCTGTTACAGGTGAATCGGCTGCAGCGTCTCCTGAAAACTTTGATGAGCAAATTGGTCGCGACATTGCCCGTCGTAATGCGCGCGATAAAATTTGGTCTCTTGAAGGATACCTACTTCGCCATAAATTAACTTTGGCGGAAACCTTTATGGACCGCATAGCACAGGTTTGCCATGAAGTTAACCGTGCTTACTGCCAAGCATTGGGTGATACTTCACAGATGCAATGGTCTGATGCACCTGATTGGCAACGCGAATCTGCGCGTATGGGTGTTGATCTCCATCTAACGGGCGACTTTGGTCCTGAGGCTTCACACACCAGTTGGATGAAGCAGAAATTCGATGAAGGTTGGAGGTATGGCCCAGTTAAGGACGCTGAGAAGAAAGAGCATCCTTGCATGGTGCCATTTGATGAGTTGCCAGTTGAGCAGCAAGCCAAAGACTATCTATTCCGCCAAGTAGTTCATTCAATTCGCCATTTATTTAACTAGGTAATCATCATGGACAAGATCAAGGGTTGGAAGTTAACTGCTACCTGGGTTGGCGGACTCATTGGAAGTTGGGCACTGTTTATAACCCTTGGTCTTGTTATCTGGGAAGGTATTAAATGGCTACTGCATTAGAAATTCTTGGACTCCCACCAGAGTCTACAGTAGAAGAAATCAAAGCAAGGTGGAAAGCTTTAGCAAGTGAGCATCATCCTGATCGCGGTGGCGATGCTGCAAAGTTCAGTGAGTTTAGGCAAGCATATACCAAAGCTCTAGAGCTCGCATCAAAGCCACGACGTTGCGAAGTTTGCAATGGTACTGGTAAGCGTGATCATAAAGAAGCGTGGAGTTTTCATTCAATTAAATTAAGATGCGAGGTATGTCGTGGCACAGGTAAAATTAGTTGAGGTTTACGATAACTCATACGTCGGTTTGAAACATAAATATCCGACTGCATTTGCAATTCAGCCTTATGGTCGTGGTTACAAGGCATTAGTGGAGGAGAAAGATGAAACCAATGCTAGCAGCTCCGACTGATGGAGAAAATCTTCCATACCCAATGCTTGTTAGTCCTAAGCTTGATGGCGTACGAGCGTTGATCATTAACGGCGTAGTTGTTAGCCGTTCATTGAAGCCAATTCCGAACAAGTATGTTCAACACCTCTTTGGCAAGCCAGAATACGAAGGCCTTGATGGTGAACTCATTGTTGACGAAGTCACTGCTGAGAACGTCTTTCAGGCGACTACGTCAGGTGTGATGAGCATTGAAGGTAAGCCCAATGTTCGCTTCTTTGTATTTGACCACTACATTGATAATGGTCCACCACTCTTAGAATTCGACGAACGGCTTGCCATTACAGAAGCACTTGCTGGCGGTCGTGTCGTCTATGTAGAGCATTCTGTTGTTAAATCACAGGCGCAATTGCTTCGCAAAGAGAAGCAGTATTTGAAACGTGGTTATGAAGGTTTGATGGCACGGCTGCCAAGTGGTGGATACAAACACGGTCGTTCCACGTTAAAGCAAGCATGGTTGTTGAAACTTAAGCGGTTTGCTGATAGTGAAGCTACGATCATTGCCGCTAAAGAGCTTATGCATAATAGCAATGAAGCAACGACCAATGCGCTTGGCCATAAAGAGCGTAGCCATAAGAAGGCGGGCATGGTTGGTAAGGGTATGCTTGGTGCCATTACTGTGGTCGATGTGAATACTGGCGTTGAGTTTGATATTGGTACAGGGTTCACAGAAGAGCAACGTAAGACACTGTGGCAGCAAGACCTGATTGGTAAGTTGGTGAAGTATAAGTACCAACCTGTTGGCGTGAAAGATAAACCACGGTTCCCAGTGTTTCTCGGGTTTCGCGACGGGAGAGATTTATGACAGACGAAATTAAATGCCCTAAGCATACTACGGGCGGCGGACCTTGCTACTGCGGTAAGACTCCTACAGCCGTCGTCGAAAGCTTATCTCAACGAACTGGAGACGCAGGATTTAGATCACCAGAAGAATGTCTTCAAGATTGCCTTAACGACCTTGGAAAGAATGGTGCATTTGCCAAAGGTAAAAAGATTTTAGTTATAGCTCTTGATGACACTACCGGTGGTTACGGAGTTAGTTGGGCGCAAGCGGGTATGAAGATGAGTGAATGCCTTAGCCTTTGCGATGTTGCCAAGCAGTTATTCTTACACGAGATGGAGTATAACATGATGCCCGAGGATTTAGAATTATGACACCTCAAGAACGCCTTCAAATGGCAAAGAACCTCGACACAGCAAAGCTTATCGCAGAAGCCGAAGCTCAAGGTGAGACGCTATCAGAACATCAAGCACTTGTTGCTTTACACAAAGCGCGATACAAGCTAGCTAGTTTAGGCCACTTGAAGAAAGACCAAATGATTTCTTCACGTCGTTGGCTTATCACAAATGGTCACGACCTACCTAATTGAAAATAGGTGTTTACAACATTGGGTTGTCATGCTATGATGATCCTACATTTAACATGCTGAGGAGATAACCATGGCAACTAAAGAAAAGAAATACCGTTTCCCACGTAAAATGGGCGCATGCGCAGATAAACTGTATGAACTGCGTCAAAAGCGTTTGGGCATGCAGAAAGCAGTAGATGAAGTTGCTGCAGAAGAACGCGCATTGAAGCAACACATCATTGACACCCTTCCTAAGTCTGAAGCATCAGGTGTCGCTGGTGCAGTAGCTCGGGTTACCGTAGTGGTGAAAGAAGAACCACAGATCAAAGACCAAGAAGCATTCCGTAAGTTCTTGAACCGCAGTAAGCGGTTTGACCTGGCTTATAAACTTCGCCCATCTGCGCCAGCCATTCGTGAGTTATGGGAAGAAGGTAAAGAAGTTCCTGGCGTTGAGAAGTTCAACGTCGTAACAGTATCACTTAATAAAGTTTAGAGATTCACGTCAGTCACTGCCAGCATAGCCCTGCGTATTGGTGCGATGGGCGTCGTACATACGACAAAGGCAAGGAGTGAACTGCGGGTGGTCGCAGTAAATCCCACACCATTAACTAAGTAACTTGTAACTAATCTCTGGAGATTAAAACTATGGCACGCACAAAACGTTCACAATCAACTGCTCTCGCTAAATGGGATGAGGAGCTCGCTAAACAAGCTGAGATTGCTGCCGGTATGGAAGCATCAGCTGGCGGTGGCCAGTTCTTCTCTACGCGTGGTGGTCAGCTGTCTTGGCAGGATGCACCACTACCAAATAACGAGATGGCAGTTATCATTCTCGATACTATCTTCGAGAATGTCTTCTACGAAGGTCGTTATGACCCTGACACACCGCAAAGTCCTACCTGCTTCGCCTTTGCGCGTGAAGAAGGTGATCTTGAGCCACATATCATTGTTAAGGATGCAGGCCAAGCACAGTCCCTCGAGGGTTGTAAAAACTGCGAGCACAATGAGTGGGGGTCAGCTGAAACAGGTCGTGGTAAGGCTTGTCGTAATACTCGCCGTCTGGCAATGGTTCCAGCAGGGCAGTTCAACCGCAATGGTGACTTCGAACTGTTTGACGAGGAAGACCATTACGCAACTACAACCGTCGGCTTCATGAAGTTGCCAGTGACGTCAGTCAAGGGCTACGCCAATTTTGTTCGCCAAGTTGCAGGTGCTCTTAAACGTCCTCCATTTGGTGTTATTGCCCGCGTAGCAGTGGTGCCTGATGCTAAGACTCAATTTAAGGTCACCTTTGAGGTTATCGACAAGGTGCCTGATGAGTTGATGGGTGTAATCATGGAGCGTCGTGAAGAGGTCATGGCCACTATCGATTTCCCATACCAACGTGGTGACGAAGAGCGGGAACAACCACGTCGCAGCCGCGCGGCTAAGAAGCCTGCAGGTCGTGGTACTGCTCGACGTTCTCGTAAATATTAACAGCGTAACCAAGGGCTCGGCAGCGTAAGCTGCCGGGTTGTCTATGAAGAAAGAAATTGAGAACCCAGCACTACAAACCTGGATTGCCCTTAATGATAAACTTCGCGGCGCCGACGAAGATCTTTGCCAGCAATTGCTTGATGAAGAACTCGCCGGACGTAAACGCAAGCAGTTTATTAAACGAATTCACAGCCGTCTCAATAAGGTGCGTGCTGACCGCGAGCGGAAAGAACTGGGAGCAGAGTAATGCGCCAGCCAAAACCTATTACAATTGACTTTGAAACCTTCGGCATTGAAGGTCGTCCTAAGTACCCGCCAATTCCTGTTGGTGTCTCTATTAAGAAACCTGGGCGCAAAGCCAAGTATTACGCATTTGGCCATCCAACTGAAAACAACTGTTGTTGGTCAGATGCCGCGAAAGCATTAGAAGAAGCTTATCAGTGTAAAGATGGCGTCCTCTTTCAAAATGGGAAGTTCGATGTTGACGTCGCCGAAGAATGGTTTGACCTCGCTCTTCCTGAGTGGGATAAGATTCATGATACCATGTTCCTACTCTTTCTTGATGATCCTCATCAACGTGAACTTGGTTTGAAAGAAGCGGCAGCGCGTTTACTTGATTGGCCGGCAGAAGAACAAGACGCGATTGCTGAATGGCTCATTGCGAACCAACCTGTGCCTGGAGTGAAGATCAGCAAATCAAAAAGCAGTGATCATTACTTCGGTCGCTACCTCTGCTTCGCCCCTGGGAAACTCACTGGCAAATACGCTGATGGCGACGTTGATCGTACTGAAGCATTGTTCAATCTTTTATGGAGGAAGACTGCAGACCGCGGTATGCTTGAACCATACAATCGTGAGCGTCGCCTTATGCCTATCCTTCTTGAGATGGAGCGCCAAGGAGTTCCTGTTGATTTAGAACGACTTCGCCATGATGTTGAGATGTATGATACATGGCGCAAGCGCATTGACGAATGGCTCATTGAAAAACTTCAATGCGATGCCAACATTAACTTCAACTCTGGGCAGCAGCTATTTAATGCCATGCTTGATGCAGGTCTTGTTGATGAAGATAAGGCGCCATTAACAGCGACGGGTAAATACCAAACTAATAAAGATGCTCTACTTGTTGCTGTCAATGATAAGCAACTTCTTGCTGTGTTGAAGTATCGCACTCAGTTGAATACATGTCTCAATACATTCATGTCACCATGGTTGCATACGGCAGAACAATCTGATGGTTTAATTTTCACCCATTGGAACCAGGTTCGTGCTCCTAAAGGTGCTGATAATGCTGGAACACGTACTGGTCGCTTGTCGTCCACCCCCAACTTCCAGAATATACCAAACGAATTCAAACCAATCTTTAAGCACGACACTGCAGATCGCAAAGTTCGTCATAACTTACCACCATCACCATTCAAAGATCTTCCGCCACTTCCTAAAGTCCGAAGTTATGTTACGCCATTTGACGGTGAGGTTCTAATTGACCGAGACTACAGTCAACAAGAGCCGCGTATTCTTGCGCACTTCGATGGTGGTGACCTTATGGCAAAGTACGTAGAAAATCCCTGGATTGATTTTCATGACTACGCTAAAGAAGAACTTGAGAAGATGGGCAAACACTATGACCGTAAACCTGTCAAGAATACTAATCTTGGTTTGATTTATGGCATGGGTGTTGGTAAACTGGCTGAACGCAATGAGATGTCTGTCGAAGAATCGAGTGAATTGAAAAAAGCAATTTTGCATCTTTATCCTGGTCTTAAAGAGATGTATAAAGATATGAAGATGCGCGCAGCCAATAAGCTGCCTATCAGAACATGGGGCGGTCGCGAATATTACTGCGAAGAACCTAAACTTGTCGCCGGTAGACTGCGCCATTTCGATTATAAGTTAGTTAATGTCCTTATTCAAGGCTCTGCTGCTGACTGTACAAAGGAAGCGATTATTCGATTTCATGCAGCAAAACAGGACAATTGGAAAATCATTCTTAACGTACATGACCAAATTACTGCGTCAGTACCTAAACGCGATGTTAAGAAAGCGATGGAAGTACTACGTCAGACTATGGAATCTGTTGAGTTTGACGTGCCAATTTTATCTGAGGGTGATACCTCGTCAACCAACTGGGATGAATTAAAGCCCTACGATGTCAAAGGAGAAATCCGTGTCTAGAATACCAGCAACTCAAATTACTTCATGGTCATTTAGCCGATATAACGTTTATCAGTTATGTCCGTTAAAGGCAAAACTACAATTCATTGATAAAATCAAAGAACCACCTAATGATGCCATGCAACGCGGTGCCGATGTACATGACGCATGTGAAGCTTACATCAAAGGCAAACTTGATAAGTTACCGGGCGAGGCAAAACAATTCGCTAAACTCTTTCGCCGATTGAAGCGTCAATATAAGAAGGCTATCAATGGTATGGTAGTTGAAGATACTTGGGCCTTCACTAAGGACTGGGATGAGACAACTTGGAACGACTGGGTTGGATGTTGGGTACGCGTTAAACTTGATTGCGCTGAGCACGAAGATGATGTTACCATGGTCATCAATGACTGGAAGACTGGTAAATTCCGCCCTGAGAAAAATGAAGAATATGTCGAACAGCTTGAGTTGTACGCATTGGCTACATTACTACTCCATGATCACATTGAGGTTGTAAAACCACGTCTTATCTATTTGGATTACGGTGTAACCTACCCAGAGCCTGGTAGCAAAGACGAATTGATCTTCACCCGCGATGATATTCCGCGCCTTAAAGAATTATGGTCTAAGCGTGTGCGTCCGATGTTGAACGACAAGACATTTGCGCCGCGTCCTAATAATCTCTGCCATTGGTGCTTCTTTCGTAAATCGAATGCATCTAATGGCGGAGGTCAGTGTAAATACTAGGAGGTTATTATGGACATTATGGCAATGTTCACCTGTCTAGTACTAGTCATTTTACTTGAACTTATCAGAAGGAAGAAATTATGAAAGATGTGATGATTGATCTTGAAACTTTGGGAACAACTCCTGGTTGCGTAATCCTCTCTATTGGAGCAGTTGCATTTGACCCAGCAAGTAGTCAATTGGGCGAGGAGTTTTACTGCGTCGTCAATACGCAAAGTTGTATTGCAAAAGGTCTGCACACCAACCAAGATACTATCGATTGGTGGGGAAAGCAATCTGAACAAGCTCGCGAAGTATTGGCCCATGCAGATAAAGGTGGGTTTATGCTTGAAGAAGCTATGACTAAGCTCACTACATATCTTGAAGGATTCGGTATCAAGCAGGTTCGTATTTGGGGCAACGGCGCTGATTTCGATAACGCTATTCTCTCATGTTGTTATGCTGCCGTAGATCAACCAGTGCCATGGGTGCCATGGAATAATCGTTGTTATCGCACTTTGAAGAACCTGATTAAAGGCCCGAAGTTAAAGCGCGAAGGTACTTACCATAATGCGCTTGATGACGCGAAAACTCAAGCTAATCACGCGATTCAATTGTTGCGAGGCTGAAATGGCAGACGAAATCGATCGCGCGCAAGAAGCCGCAGATAAGTTTACAGAGCAAAGTCTTCAACGTGTTAAGGATAAGGCGGCCCAGATGCCAGTAGGTCGCCCTGGAGATTGTGACATCTGTGGCGAGTGGTCAGGTAGGCTTGTTAATGGCGTATGCGCACCATGTCGCGACAGACACAACCTACCTTAGAGAACGATATTGAGCAGCGAGCTTGCGATCTTGTTTGGCAATACCTTGGGATCGAAGGTTCGAAACTCAAAATTTTAGGTGACACCGGGTATCCAGACCGTATTTTCTGGCTGCCTGGAGGTCGTCCTCTTTTAATTGAATTTAAACGGCCTGGCGAAGAACCGCGTGCCAAGCAACTACAGATCCACGAACAACTTCGTGGGTTAGGATATGAGGTCCAAGTACATGACAACTCAATTGACGCTTTTCAGGCGGTCATCGACGCCGTGGGAGCCACACGATTACCAAAAAACAGCCGTAAAGTTCTTGCTAGAGCACGCCGCCGCTGCGCTGTTCTTAGATCCAGGTCTGGGTAAGACATCTATTACACTTGCAGCTATTAAAATGCTCAAACGGCAGAAAGTACTCAATAAAGTATTATTGATTGCGCCTTTACGTGTTTGCCATTCAGTATGGCCAAATGAGATCAGTAAATGGCGTGATTTTCGCCGCCTTAAGGTGGTAGTGTTGCACGGGCCTCATAAAGACGAGTTGTTGAAGGAAGATGCTGATATTTATGTCATCAACCCTGAAGGTCTTGACTGGTTGCTCCAAGTGCAGAAGACTAAAACACCGAGCAACAAGACCAAAGTCAGTGTAGATCTGCGACGGTGGAAGTCGTTAGGCTTTGATACGCTTGTCATTGACGAACTTAGTAAATTCAAGCACACCAATACTAACCGTTTCAAAGCTATGAAATTGGTGCTTGGTACCTTTGCCCGTCGTTGGGGTTTGACAGGTTCACCTGCTTCTAATGGGCTTATGGATTTGTTCGGACAATGTTATATCCTCGACCAGGGTAGAACGTTAGGTCAGTACATCACCCATTATCGTATGACGTACTTTGATCAAGGATATGACGGTTTTAGTTGGTCACTAAAAGATGGCGCAGATGAGGCAATCTATGAACGATTGCGGCCACTAGCATTGCGTATGGGCGATGATCTGCTTGACATGCCTAAGGTGGTGGAGAACAATATCAAGATCCAATTGCCTGATAAGGTCATGAGGATCTACACTGAGATCGAAGACGACTTAGTTGCCAAGATCGACGAAGGTATTGTGACAGCAAAGACTGCAGCAACTGCCAGCATGAAGTGCCGTCAGGTGGCAAATGGTGGTATCTATCTTGATCCAGAAGTTCAGGCTTTAGTAAAACTACCAAGCAGCAAAAAGGAATGGGTAGACTTACATGAGGCCAAACTCGACGCACTTGAGGAGTTAGTTGAGGAACTCCAAGGATCTCCGTTACTTGTAGCCTACGACTTCCAACATGACCTTGAACGTATCAAGAAGCGCTTTGGCAAAGACGTTCCATACATCGGCGGCGGAGTATCGGTTAAACGATCTACTGAACTAGAACAAGCCTGGAATCGCGGTGAGTTACCAATCTTGTTTGGCCATCCGCAGTCTATGGGCCATGGTCTGAATCTCCAGGAATGCGGCCATCATGTGGCATGGCACTCACTGACTTGGGATTTCGAGCTGTACGACCAGTTCAATCGTCGCGTCCTCCGCCAGGGCAATAACGCCAAGCGAGTATTCATTCACCATCTGATTGCCGAGGGTACGATCGATGAAGTGGTCTTGGCTGCCCTGAAGATGAAGCGTCGTGGTCAGAATGCCTTGTTTTCAGCCCTTAAAAATATCAAAAAAAGTTGAAAATAGGTATTTACAAGGTCTTGGGCTTGGTGTATTATTACCCTACGATCACAAACCAACCTTGTTGAGGGTATTGATATGAATAAATTCGCCACCGAGACTGTGTCCCACGTATGGACCAAACCAATGATGCAACAAGTTCGACGCGATTTCAAGCGTCAAGGACTTAACATCACTAAGACTGAAGATGGTAATGGTTACGAGTTAAAGCTGCCAAACGGCCTGCTCCTTCTGAAAGCTATGAACGGCTCGCAAGGTTATCTTGTCCGTCATGTTTATAACTTATTTGCATAAGGAGACCTGACATGAAGACCAAACAATCTGATGTTGTAAAGATCTACACCCGT